AGTCGAAGGCGATTTCAAGAGCGCATTGTTGTTTGGACAGAACGTATTTCCGAAGGGAGGGAAGGTTGTTACCCTGTGTGAGGGTGAGATAGACGCTATGAGCGCGTTTCAAATGCTTTCTGTCCCTAGCGTTAGTGTTCGTTCAGGGGCGCAGTCGGCGTTGAGTGACTGTAAGGCAGCTTATGAGTGGCTTGACTCGTTTGAGCGTATCGTAGTTTGCTTTGATAACGACGAGGCAGGCAAGGAAGCAACCAAGAGTGTGGTAGATTTGTTCTCACCTAACAAAGTTAAGGTGTGTAACCTACCTCTCAAGGATGCAAACGAGATGCTAGTACAAGGTAAGATAGCTGACTTCACCAGAGCATGGTGGGATGCTAAGCCTTACAGACCTGATGGTATTGTAGCTAGTGAGGACACATGGAACATACTGACAGAGGAGATACGTGTCGAGTCCGTTCCTTATCCTTGGGTTGGCGTCAATGATTTAACCTATGGCTTCCGTAAAGGTGAGCTTGTCACTATCACAAGTGGCTCAGGCATGGGTAAATCTCAGATGGTCAGAGAGCTAGAGCATTACTTACTCAACGCAACTGATGAGAACATAGGTATCTTAGCTTTGGAAGAGAGCGTAAAGAATACTACGCTAGGTGTTATGTCCATTGAAGCTAACAAACCATTGCACCTCAACATGCAAGATGTAGATGATAGTGAGCTTAAAGGTTACTGGGATAAAACTATGGGCAAAGGTCGTGTGTTTATGTATGACCACTTCGGTAGTACCAGTGAGGATAACTTACTCTCTAAGGTACGCTACCTAGCCAAAGGTTTGGACTGTAAGTGGATTGTATTGGACCACCTGTCTATCGTAGTCAGTGACCAAGAGGTTATGGATGAGCGTAAAGCTATTGATAGTATCATGACTAAGTTAAGACAGCTCGTACAGGAAACAGGCATAGGCTTATTCCTTGTTTCTCATTTACGTAGACCAATGGGTAAGGGTCATGAAGAAGGTGGACAGATAAGCCTGTCAGAGCTTCGTGGTTCTGCTAGTATTGCACAGCTATCCGACATGGTGATTGGCTTAGAAAGAAATCAACAAGCTGAGGACCCTATTGTTCGTAACACAACTATACTTAGAGTCTTAAAGAATAGATTCAGTGGACTCACTGGTCCTGCATGTTCTCTACATTACGACAAAGAAACTGGTAGAATGAAGGAAACAGATTCAGTGGGAGAATTTTAATCATGAAACAAATTATACTAGACATAGAAGCTAACGGTCTTAGACCTGACACTATATGGTGTATAGTTGCAAAGGAGGTAGAGTATGGAACTACTAATACATTTATTGGCGAAGATATTTTTAGCTTTCCTGATTGGGTACGTGATAATGACATTACTCACATTTGTGGGCATAATATTATTGGATATGATTTACCCGTCTTGGAAAAGATTACGGGATTCAAATGGGAAAAAGCTGTTCAAGATACGCTAGTCATGTCCAGACTTGCCAACCCTAATAGGGAAGCAGGTCATTCACTAGAGTCATGGGGTAACAGGCTTGGCTTTAGCAAGGGCGACCACTCTGAATGGGGTGAGTTCTCTTGGGATATGGTTGAGTATTGTAAGCGTGATGTTGAGTTAACTGAGAAGGTATACGAAACATTGACCAAGGAACTGTCAGGTTTTAGAGAGGAGAGCATCAAGCTTGAGCATGATGTAGCTCGTATCATAACCAAGCAGATAGAGAATGGTTGGTATATTAATGAGCGTGAAGCTAACATACTACTCGGTGAGCTGAGAGAGAAGCTACATAATGTAGAGGTTGAGGTACGTAATACATTCAAACCTTTACCTGTGTGGATAGACTTACAGCATCCCGGTGACAAGTGGTACAACAAGGATGGCAGTACATCCAAGCGTGCACAGGCACAGCTAGATAAGGGTGCTCATTACAAAGACAACAAATGGGGTTATCATATATACCCTGAGTTTAACCTTGGCTCTCGTCAACAGATATCTAGGTACCTTCAACACTTTGGTTGGAAGCCTACTGAGTTTACAGAGAAAGGTAATACCATTGTTAATGAGCGTGTACTCAATGAGGTAGACTTACCACAAGCTAAACAGATAGCTGAGTATCTTATGTTACAGAAACGTGTAGCACAGGTGCAGAGTTGGGTAGATGCAATCGAGATTGATGGTAGAGTACGTGGCTATGTCAATCCTATAGGTGCTGTGACTGGTCGCATGACACATGCTAGACCTAACTTAGCACAGGTACCTGCATCCTATTCACCTTATGGCAGTGAGTGTCGTAAGCTATGGACAGTAGAACATGGTAACTTTCTAGTAGGTATGGATGCCAGTGGTCTTGAGTTACGTATGCTCGCCCACTATATGAATGACCCTTCCTATACTCGTGAGGTATTAGATGGTGACATTCATACTGCTAACCAAAAGTCTGCAGGTTTACCTACTCGTGACCAAGCCAAGACTTTTATCTATGCTTTCCTATATGGTGCAGGTGATGAGAAGATTGGTAGCATTGTAGGTGGTACATCTGCTGATGGTAAGGAAGTCAAGCGTAAGTTCCTTGATAACACACCTGCTCTCAAGTCTTTACGTGAGCGTGTAGCGACAGCATCTAAGCGTGGCTACCTCGTAGGCTTAGATGGTAGGCGTATCATAGTAAGGTCTGAGCACTCTGCTCTTAACACTTTACTCCAAGGTGCAGGTGCTATTGTCATGAAGAAAGCTTTAGTCCTTCTTGATAAGAATGCTAGATGGCGAGAGCTTAACTATAAGATTGTTGGTAACATACATGATGAGATACAGACAGAAGTTCTTGATATGGATTCCAAAGCTTTTGGTGAGCTTGCTGTTCTTGCAATAGAAGAAGCAGGTAAAGCCTTTAACCTTAACTGTCCATTGGATGGTGAATACAAGATAGGAGAAACGTGGAATGAAACGCACTAACTTTGCATGTGACAACGTAAACCCTAGCCATTACAGGCAAGGCAAGATAGAAGTAATAGACTTCATACTGGACCAGAAGATGGACTACCTAACTGCGTCAGCTATGAAGTATATATGTAGACATAATCACAAACATGGTGAGGATGGAGATGGTCAGATAGATGACCTAAGAAAAGCAAGATGGTTCATTGAGAAACTAATCGAGCAAAAACTGGGAGCAAAAGATGAGTAATATAGATGACTTAGTTCAAGATATATACGACTTAGCTGAAACAAAGAGTCACCCTGCTAGGGTACCTGCTGAACAAATCTTTAAAGACTTCGGTTCCAACATGGAATCTATACTTAGAGATTGGCTGTACCCTAAGGACTTTACTGGTGGCACATTAAGGATGTCTAACATTGGACACCCTGATAGAAAGCTGTGGTACAAACACAGGAAAGATAAGTACAAAGGTGAGAGATTAAGAGCTCACACTTTAATCAAGTTTCTTTATGGTCACTTGATTGAGGAGATGATACTAGCTTTGGTCAAACTCTCTGGTCATGATGTAACAGATGAACAGAAGAGAGTAGAGCTTGAAGGTATCAAGGGTTCAATGGACTGTAAGATTGATGGTCTATTGTGTGATGTAAAGTCTACATCAACCTATGGCTTCAAGAAATTCAAAGAGAACAGTCTGCAATATGATGACCCCTTTGGATACATAGACCAAATCAGTGGCTATGGTCAGGCTGAGGGTGCTGATGAAGCATGCTTCCTAGCCATGGATAAATCAAACGGACACCTAGCTGTATCAAAGGTGAACCTGTTAGATAAAGATGTAGTAAAAAGAATCAAGCATGTTAAGGAGATGATAGAACTAGATACAATTCCTGAACCATGTTATGACCTAGTGCCTGATGGTAAGTCAGGTAACATGAAGCTTCCAGTAGGATGTTCTTACTGTGAGTATAAGAAACATTGTTACCCTAACATGAGAGTCTTTGCCTATTCAACTGGTCCTAGATTCTTAGCGGTAGTTAATGTAGAACCTAAAGTAATGGAGATTAAAAACTATGAGTAAAGAATATAAATTAATAGTAGCAGATGTACGTAGCTTTGAACCTCAAGTGAACAGAGCTTTGGATATGGGATGGGAAATACAAGGCATTCCTTTTTATGATGGCTCTCGTTTTATACAGGCTATGCTTAAAGAGAAGTCTAAGAAGAAGGATAAATAATGGAGTGGAGATACAGGGGGATGATGGACAAGGATGGTGTTTGTACCATACGAGAGGTTTTCTATGAGCCTGATGGCACAATCAGTAGCTTTGCTGTCGACCCTGCTGTACCCACAGGCGAAACTCCTGATGAGTTAGTAGCACACATGGCTCTGATGTTGGAAAGCCTACAACAACCCTTCTTACTTGAAGGAGATTTTATACCGGAAGGAGAGGGTGAACTTGAGTTTACCTTTATAAGAGAAGATGAAAAAAAATACCATTAAATATAGGAACAAGTTTGAAGCCGGTGTTGGTGATAAACTAACCGGTTGGAACTATGAACCTTACCATATACCTTACATAACAAAGCGTAAGTACATACCTGATTTTACTAAGGGTAATATATTAGTAGAGTGTAAA